ATAATTATATATATTAATAATAGTAATGAACCCTTTAGAAAAAATAAAGGAAAAATTAAAATTAAAACCAATTGTAAAATCGGCAGAACCCGTAGAAGTAATTATTCCAGTGGCATCCAAAAAACAAGATGTAAAAATTCACAATATTACTTTTATTGACGAACGCAAAAAAAACAAAGACTTTGATATTACTGAATTATCCCAACAATTGGAATCAAGAAAACTATCTAAAGTTGTTACGAAAGATACTGTGAAATTATCCGAATCTCTAGTTGCTCCACCAACTGAAAAAAAAGCACCGGCCACGAAAAAAGTAAAAAAAATAGCAAAACCAGCATTAACTATTGTTGAGGAAGAAGATGAAGACGATGACGATTTAGATACGTTGTTACCACGTGAGGAACAAGTGAAAGAAGTCGCAGTTGTTGAAAAGAAAGAGACTGCGAAAAAAGGAAGAAAAACAAAACGTCCAGAAAAAGGTATTTCTATTTTATCGCCGGAGGATTGGGTGGATATTGATAAAGCACCCGTGATTGACCGTTTGCCACCGAAAAAGGCACACGTCAACTATAAAGTTTCTAGTTACTATATGAATAACCGTGAAATATTTGTGAATTTTATCAATTCGCTTTTTCAACCTTACCGTGATGAAGTATTGGACGACACTAAGGATATATCTTGTGAAAGCATATCAAACCAAGGTTCAAATGTTTCTCTCTTGAGTCACCAAAAGTTAGTCAGAGACTATATGAATTTATATACTCCTTATCGTGGTCTGTTGGTGTATCATTCGTTGGGGAGTGGTAAGACGTGCACTGCAATTGCGCTCTCAGAAGGAATGAAAAGTTCTAAAAAAATCATAGTGATGACTCCGGCCTCTTTGCGCCGCAACTATATTGAAGAAATTAAAAAATGCGGTGACCCTATTTACAAGACAAATCAATATTGGGAATGGATCTCTACGAAAAAACACCCCGAACTACTAGAAACTCTCTCTTCCATCTTGAATTTATCAGTGGAATACATTGAAAAAAAAGGAGGAGCGTGGTTAGTAGATGTGAGAAAACCAAGTAATTATAGTGACTTGAGTGCCGATAATGGTAAAAGTTTAAATGAACAAATAGACGAAATGATACAAAGCAAATATAAATTCATTAATTATAATGGTTTGAGGAGAGATAAACTCAAGGACATGACAGATAATTTTGAAAAAAATATATTTGACAACTCTGTTATTGTGATTGATGAAGCACATAACTTGATCAGTCGTATTGTAAATAAACTGTCCAAAGAAAAAGAAGTTCCAGTGGATAAAAACGGAAACAAAGAGAGACTTCCTTACTCTCTCGCATTGGTATTATATGAGTTGTTGATGAGCGCGCAAAATGCAAGAGTTATTTTATTAACCGGCACACCTATCATAAACTATCCCAATGAAATTGGCATTTTGTTCAACATATTGCGCGGTTATATCAAAACGTGGGAAATACCGCTTGATTTAAAAGGTGGACAACACGTAGACAAAGAAATGCTTTCGGAAATTTTCAAGAGAGAAAAAGTAATGGACTATATGGATTATAACTTGGCTTCTAAGAAACTAACTATTACCCGAAATCCGTTTGGGTTTGAGAACAAAGAGAAGAAAGAATCCGGATACCACGGTGTCACCAATAAAAAGAAAGAATATAAGGATGAATTAACTGGAAAGACCGTTGTGGAAGACCGTGGAACGATTAGTGATGATGATTTTGAGAGAAAAGTCATACGCATTTTATCCGACCACAAGATTGAGGTTTTGAAAAGCAACATTAGTATTCATTTATATAAGGCGCTTCCAGACAAGTTTGATGATTTTGCTAACCGATTTATTGATGGAACTTCCGGAAACGTGAAAAATATTGAGTTGTTCAAGAAACGAATTATGGGGTTAACTTCTTATTTTAGAAGTGCACAAGAAAAATTATTACCAAGATATGAAAAAGCTTCGGATTATAAAGTAATTAAAATACCCATGAGTGATTATCAGTTTAATATTTATGAAGAAGCCAGACAACAAGAGAGAAAAATAGAAACCAAGTCAAAGCAAAAGAAGGGCTCGGTAGATGAAAATGGAATTTTCAAAGAACCATCCTCAACATATCGTATTTTCTCTCGTTTATACTGCAACTTTGTTATGCCTAGACCTCCCGGACGACCTCTTCCCAACGAAGAAAAAGAACCCGGAGCACAAGGAGAGAAAGAAGATGAACAAAAAGAGGGTGATAAAGAAAAGGATGCTAAGTCAACTAAAAAAGATAATGGGGATGATAATTTAACCAATTTATATGATCGGGTTTTGAAAGAAGGAGAGAAAAAGGGAACCAATGATTTGGAAGGAGAATGGGATGGAAATCTAGAAGGTGATGAAATCATTGAAAAAATGGCAGATTCTACATACGACAAACGTATCCAAAGTGCGATGAACTATTTAAAAGAACACGCCTCTGAATATTTATCTCCTTCTGGACTAGAAACATATAGCCCAAAATACTTGCATATGTTGGAAAATATTCAAGACAAAGAACATATTGGTTTACACTTGGTATATAGTCAATTCCGAACATTGGAAGGTATCGGAATATTCAAAATGGTTTTGGAACAAAATGGATTTACACAGTTTAAAATCAAGAAAAACAGTAGTGGTAATTGGGAATTAGACATTGATGACGAAGAACGGGGAAAACCAACATTTGCATTGTATACTGGAACAGAAAGCGCCGAAGAAAAAGAAGTCATTCGTAATATTTACAACAGTAACTGGGATAATATTGCGGTTTCATCTCCGGCCTTGTATGAAGAATTAAAAAATACTGCCAACAATAATAATGTGGGCGAAATTATTAAAGTCTTGATGATTACAGCATCTGGTTCGGAAGGTATCAACTTACGAAACACCCGATATGTCCATATCATGGAGCCATACTGGCATCCGGCACGTCTGGAACAAGTCATTGGACGTGCGCGTCGTATTTGCAGTCATAAAGATTTACCAGAAAAACTACAAACTGTGGAAGTATTTATTTATTTAATGACATTTACACCGGAACAAATCAAAAGCGACAAGTCTATTGAGTTGAAGTTGAAAGATTTAAGTAAAAAGAAATACAAAATAACTCCAGATAAAGAAGACAAAGCACAAATTCCTTTTACTAGTGATGAAGCGTTGTTTGAAATATCAACGATTAAAGAAGAAGTAAGTAACCAAATTATAACAGCAATTAAAGAAGCGTCTATTGATTGTGCGACTTACTCCAAACGTGGTTCAAAAGAACAATTACATTGTTTACAGTTTGGACAAGTGGGACCTTCAAAGTTTTCATATAATCCTTCTATTGGATCAGATGAAACGGACAAGGTCGCTAGTATAAATAAAAAAGTAATTGAATGGCGAGGTAAAGAAATAACAATTAAAGGGAAAAAATATGTTTATCGTAAAATTGATGATAAACTTAGAAATATTTATGACTATGAAAGTTATAAGTTAGCCTTGGAAAAACCCGGACTTGAACCAGCCTTGATAGGAACTCTTGAGACAAATCAAAAAGGCGAACCAGTGTTTAAAAAGATATAATAACTTGGTTAGGTAAATTTACTTATTAGTTTATCAAATTTATCGTTTAAAATACTTATTTGGGTTTTCAAGTTATTTATTTCACTTTTTAATCCTTCAACTTCGTTGTTGTTGGGTGCAATATATTTCAATTTGGAAAACAATGTGTTTTGATTCTCCACAGTGTTTTGTTGTGTATATTCTTGATACTCGTTGTTTCCCCACGAAACATTTTTTTTATCTGGTCTCTCTAATTTTGGACTAGATAAATCTATAACATTGGTTGTTTTTAGTGTATTGTCATCAACATCGTCTCCAATTTTAATATATTTAATTTGATTTTGTGGTGGCGGTTGTTGTGTCACATTAGGGGTAGGGTTGTATCCGGGTTTAGCAGCTTTCACAGAGGTTTCTTGACCTTTCAAAAATTGTTCAACATTGGCAATACCATTCGGATTCGCATTTTGTTTTTGTATCATTTGCACATCATAATTCCTTTCTGCTAGTGTTTTGGCAATTAATTCATCCATTGCGCTTCCAATTGGTTTATCTAACTGATCGCCAAATTTGGGAATTTCTGGCACTGGAACAGACATTGCATTCTTGAATTCATTTTGTTTTCTTGTTAATTCATTTTCAAATTGACTTCTTTTATCAGTCTGTATTTCTTCTGCAGTATATAATTCCTTGTTTTTTGTTTGTGGGGTTTGTTGTTGTTGTTGTTGTTGTGGCGGAGCGGGTTGAATTTTTTTAATAAATCCAGCAATGAACTCTTGATTTATTTTAACAAGAGGTATATTCGGGTTACGACCAACAACATATTCTGAATATTGTTTCACTTGACCAATATAAAACTGGCGAAACTCATTAATTCTATTTTTTGGTATTACCTTAACAATATCTTCTTCCATTATAATTTCCCATAATAATTCTACATTCTCGCTTGTAATAAATTCCATATTTTAAATATATAAATATAGTCCGAATTATTTATATATTTATTTGTTAAATTATAATTATAAATCTTGATTAAAATAAACTTTTCTAAATTTTTCCATATATTCATCCTTCATAGTATGAGTCTTGAAATATTCGGCGGTGTGTTTATCTTCCAACATGTGCACAATAAAGTATAATGAATATATACCGCATTCAGTATTACCATATTGATGTTCCACTGGATAATTCTGGTCAAATTTAAAATCTATTTTTTTACCAGTGGTTAGTTCGGCGCCTTGTTTTTGCACCATTTTTACAAACTTCATAATTTGTCTTGGTATAGGGTCACCAGCACTATCAAAATAAAAGATTTGACCTCTTTTAATATTAATGTAGAGAGAAACCCAATGGGAACCGCCTTTGTAATGTGGGTCCAAGTTAAATATAACACCTATTTTGAAACGTCCATTTTTAATTTCTTTTGCCAGATTGAAGTGACACAACTCTTCCCATACACATTCGCCATATAATTTATGGGTGTCATAATCAATTGGAGAAGGGCCTATAAAATCAAAACAAGGGTATGCTTTTTCATATTGTTTCATTACATTTAAAATATCAACACTAGATAACCACTCGTTTGGATTTTTTTTCCAGTCACTGGGCGCCTCTGGTGCAAACGAAGACGACTTGATTTCTTTACTGATTTTACTATTGACGAATTTTTGTTTCAACCAACACGATTCTTTATTACATGTGTTGCGCATATAGTTATTGAGTGATTGCCAAATTTCTATTGTGTCATTGGAATTAATTAACGCATCCGGATGTCTGGCGTTCCACAATTCTTTCAATTTATACAAGTCATCATCGTCATAACACGTGAAATTGTGTTTTCTTTTTTTGGGGGAACAACGCACCTTCACAAATTGTTTTTCTAAAGTTTGACGGGGGTTGCTATGGTGTAACTTTTTCGTTTTGGAATGAGGATGTTTCCCCACTTTTTTCTTGATTGATTTTATTTTTTTCTTCATATTTATTAGTGATATTTTTCTTTTCACGAATTCCTTTATTTTTCAGAATTGGGTCTTTTAAATTAATGTCTTTTTCCCTCGGTAAAATTATTTGTTTCACATGTTTGGTCTGTGTTCGTTTCACTAGTTTTTCCAGTGAATTTGGTTCTTGAATTTTTATGGAACGCATCATCAACTGGTTCGCTTCTTGTGTGTTGGAAACATAATCTACATTGATTTCATTGTTTTTGTCTCTGTTCAAAGAATCTTCTATACTTTGATAATCTTCTTGAAGTATATCCGTTTTATCCAGTGTTTTGAAATAATCAACACATGCCTTAATATAGGTTTGAAAACTGTTTGTGACATCGGGAAATATATTTTCGGAAACTGGTTCATTATTCAATAGTTGTTTGGTC